AACTAACATTTTAAGCATACTACAACCAGTTGCTTTAACATTTTTAGTTGTTCGTATTCCATTATCTACTTTTTTACCAAACCCACCAGTAAGCATTTTACCGGAACGTCCGTTATTTGCGGTATATAGTATATTGTCATAACCATAATCCATTAAAAGAACATCAGCAACCTGTTCTCCAATATCGTTAACCTCTATTAAAACTGCAGCCGTGTTATACATTTGTCCTATTCTATAAACAACAGATGCAAAATCAATTGGTCCTACCATGTTATCTCTAAACATTGCCACTTGTTTATATGGCATCTCTGTAATATCAATTACTGAAAAACATGAATAGTCTAAACCTTTACCACGAGCAACGTCAACTGTCATAGAATATTGACGTTCTTTAATTGGCTTTTCATATTGCATAAAGCCGTCATGCTGTGCTATTGGTGTTTGATGTAATAATTCTTTTAGTTTCCAACCTGCAATAAGAGTACCAGAACTACCTAGGAACTGACAACAATATTCTTGGTTGAATTTTTCTTCGTCGTGGTCTAATGCTTCGATTGTTTCCTTGCGCCATTTTTCATCGCGACCCGGAACATCGTGCCACATAACTTCTTCATATTCATAACCATTTGTACCTTCTCTTGCGCCAGTACATGTTTTCCAAAAATGGTTTAATCCATTTGGAGTAGAAGTCATTAAAAGTTTTGTTGACTCGCCAGACGAGATAGTAGGATAAACAGATGCGAAAAATTCGTCATATCCTTCAATGAATGCAACCTCATCAAGGTATAGAAAATTAACAGACTTACCACGAATAGCACTCGACGACGTAGTACCAGCCAAAACTTGACACCCATTTTCAAGTGCAATGTTTCCTTTGTTCCATTCTTCAACCCCTTGTTGCAGCCATTTAGGTAATGATTCAAATGCAAGTTTGACTCGAGCCATTACTTCTCGGGCAGCATCACCTTTATTAGCTAGGATAGCAACTGTTTTAAATTCATTAAATAAAACGTAATGTAAAATAATAGCCATTGCAGTGGTTGTTTTACCAGACTGCCGAGCCGTCAAAACAGCCAAACGTCTATTATCAGTAATTTTTCGAGTAATATTTTCTTGGTAATCGTACATTTCAAATGGAACTAATCCCTTATCAACATGTACAATTTTAATATAATTCTTAGCAAAGTAAATAGGATCCTTTGCACATTTCATATACTCTTGTAAAAGGTCAGGCGACCATTCTATTTCTTCACCAATCTTTTTAAGATGTTGGTTTCCTAAATAACCGTCACCCATTTTCAGTATCTTTCAACATTTTTAATAAATCCGCGGTGGATACAATCAAGTTATTATTTACTGTGTTGGTTTGCGCAGCCTCTTTAGGTGCATTTATTTCTTCTTTTGCAAATTTCTTTTTAGTTGAAACATCAGCAAAATCTTTATTGGCGTCTAACATCGTTTTCATCAATGTGGATACAACCTCGAATGCTCTTGGTTGTTCTGACTGTTTTGCAATCTCAAGCATTTCTCTTACTGCTTCATTTCCGATTTCAATAACACCTTCAATGTTTTCACGAACTTTTGCAAGATCCTTTAGATTCTCGTCATCTACCTCGTCGGTTACTATAGCTGGAAGTATTTCTTCAACAACTTCAACTGGCGTGGCAGCCAACTCTTCTTCTCTAATTTCTGAAAGTGGTCTCAATCCGAGATTTTCAGCTATTTTATCATTCATATTATTCACTCACTATGGTTTTAATAATACCCCAGTTGTCATCAAACTCAATGTCTTGGTATGGAATTGATCCAAAGTCTGGAGACGATATAGTTACTGCAGGTGGATTTCTATATCCTAAGCCTGCGTCGGTTATTGTTATTGATTGAATATCCCCGTTATTACCAACATTTGCTATGGCAGTTGCCTGAGTCGACGTTGGTGCAGAAACATTGATTGCAGGAGCGTTCGCATAGAACTTCCCTGAGCTATTTATTGTAATTGAGTCTATGACTCCATTTACTAATGTTGGTGTTAATGAAGCAGCGAATGTTGACGGAGTATCGTCAGGTGCATCAATCGTAACAGCTGGTGCTGTAGCATACCCAGATCCACCAGAAGTAACATCAATAGAAATTACTTCGCCGTCTGTTGCAGTGATTGTGGCTACAGGAAGATCCTTATCAAAGTTCTTAGTAAATAAATCGCCAGTTCTTGCAGTCGTTGGGATCGTATATGGATCACCACTAGATGCAGTAGGCATATCACCGGTTGTTTCCCAAGTTACGTTATCTAAGTATCCAAGGAAGCTTCTGTTAGCTCCATCAAATACTGATTCATTACCTTGAGCATCACCAGCTCGATATGTATGTCCTGGGAATGCAACGTTACCTGCACCACGTGTTTCTTGTGTGCCATATAAACCATTAACGTTAATTCGAATAAGATTTGTATAATGTTCTACTTCTACGTGGTTCCATTGGTTGAGGACCAAATCAGTATCAGAAGTAACAACTGGCGCACCACCATATTGGAACCTAACATTACCTGTATCAGCGGTAAAGAATATTTTTGTAAATGGCGCAAAGAGTACTGACATTGGATTATTACCACCTGGGAAAGAGGTTGGGTAAATCCAAAACGATACTTTATATCCAGTATTGGAATTAAAATAACCAGAGAATGAATGTAAAGTCGTAACATCGTTTTCACTACTATGAGCTAATGCATCATCACCAAACTTAAACTCTGCAGCCACGTTTGGTGGAGGTGCTATTGAAAACGTTGGATTAGTATAGAAATTGCCTGGATTTGATATAGATACGTTAGCAACAGAGTCGCCACTTAATGTAGCAGTCGCGGTAGCCGTTGTGATAGGGCTATCTGGGAGCCCTACAGACACCGTTGGTAGATTACTGAAGTATCCTCCACCATCATTGATCGTTATATCAGATACCGCCCCGTTTGTTATCGTAGATGTTATATCTGCGTTTGCTACATCAGGTGCTCCGATAGTAACAACCGTATTTGCGTTATAGTTTTCACCATCATTAGTTAACGAAATGCTACTTACTGATCCTGTGGTTAAAGCAGATACAGCAGTTGCTGTTTCACCTACATCAGTTATTGGAGTATTTGCTGATGATAACCCAGGACGAATATCAATACCTTCTAGGAACGGCGAATTAGTATCAGTACCATTGAACATATCAACGTCAACGAATTTAATAATCTTTTTCGTTTTCTCTGGCCCAAAGTAATAACCTCTAAGTGTAAAGGTTAGTGTATGTAAAACCATTTGTCTTTCATCAAATGCACCTTCATAAAGATCCTCGATTGTTACGCTGTTTAAAACAATAGGTATATCAATAGGATCCAAATCTGGTATCATCTTGGCACCAACAGTCCAGTCTGGTGTAAAGAATGGTATAATTTGTTCTAAGATTTTAGTAGCATCTTCTGAATACTTTGTCATAATGTATAAAGAAAAATCTAAATTATATGGTACAGGGTTATATACGTAAGGTCGAGCGTCATCTGTTTCTGATTTACCACGTTTAATCATTTTACCTGTTGTAGTTAATTTGCGTTGTGGATCATATGAAATGTTGTTTATTTCAAAAGACATTCTTGGTAACGTCATAGCAGGACGACGACTGTTAATCAAATCAGGATCTGCAGTTACTCTTGCTAATATTTTTTGATATGGTGCATAGGCTAATGGCACAATCATTTCTTTTTTAAGAACACCAGCGTTATCATGTCTTTGGATCTTTAACTGATTAAACAGTGTTCCAAATAACGCTACGTATTTTCTTGTAGTTGAATTATAAAAATAATTTGCGATTGCCATATTGTTAATCCTGTATAGAAATGTTTTCGCTGAATGGGTCCATTTCAGAGAAGTCTAATATATCATCTGCTTGATCCTCAAAATCAAAGTTATTAGCAAGTGGGTCAACACCTTGTAATGATGTAAGAGATGTGACGGTATCTTTTGATGTATCAATGTCTGCAAAGTAATTATCAATTTCATAATAGCCAGTATCGAATGTTTCACCAGAGTATTCAGCCAATTCGCATCTCATATCATATACTTGTAATGCACCTGTTTGATAGAATACACTTTCATGTTCAACGTGTTGGATCTTATACATTTTTTGATTGAGTGGCATCCAAATCATTTCGCCTTCAAGTGGACGCAATCTCGTATCTTGTTCACGTGTAACGTATTGTTCAAAGGTACGTATAGCAACTGTGAATGTAATTGAGTCACGAATTTGTAAACCAAACTTAGATAGGAAGTCACCTTCGCCTTCAAATCCATCAACGTTTTTAATGTATACTTCAAAATCATAATACTTATCAAACGTCGGTAAATCGTCTTCGTTTAAAATCTTATCAATGTTTTGATGTAATCTCGTAATGAATTTA